TGAATCATCAATTGTTTGTAAGAACGCAGCTAAGTTGTTGAAACCATCGTCGCGATCATCAATAGCCATTTCTGTGGCAGATGCAAGAGATGCATTATTGAATCTGATATAACCAACGCCCGGATCTTCGGTAGTTGTTGTGGTTGTGCTAAACGTATAGTCAAAGGTTACACCACCAAATCCACCTGTTGAACCTTGGAAACCAGGTCCACCTTGTAAACCGTCAGTACCCTGAGCACCCTGTGGACCGATAGGACCTGGGAAACCTTGTGTACCTTGGAAACCTAAATCACCTTGAACACCTTGGATACCCTGAGATCCAGCACCGTCAGAACCTTGAATACCCAAGTCACCTTGAATACCCAGTGTACCTTGCATACCCTGAACACCTTGGATACCGGAATCACCAGTTCTAGAAAATGTAACTATGACATCAACGTTATTTGTAAGATATGTCGCATCCATATTTACAGAACTTGAAATCCAAGTTACGTTCAAGTTAAAGTATGCGCCAGGTTCAGCAGATCCTGTAAGTGCATATAACGCAAATTCCGTTGGATCGGCGATTGAAATAAGTTTGATATATGCTTTTGTAGCACTTGAAGAATCATCAATTGTTCTTAAGAATGCTTCAATGTCATTACCGTTAGTATCCACTTCGTTGATACGAAGAACAGTTGCAGCACTAATATCGGCATTATTAAATTTAAGAACACCCGCAGCTGGACCAGTCGGTGTTGCGTCAGGAGTATAATCATATTCAAATGATGCTCCACCAAACGCACCAGCTACACCTTGTGCACCTTGGTTACCCTGTACTCCTTGTACGCCTTGAGTTCCTTGATCCCCTTGGATACCTTGGAAGCCGACATCACCTTGGATACCAGTCGTACCTTGCATACCCTGTGTACCAGTTAAACCAGCTGGAATAAAGTTAATAACTGTTTTTGGTCCGTGGTCTGTAACAACCGTGTTCCAATCGTTTGCGGTTACGTTTGACGATTCCACGTAGTTAATATCAAACCAACCCCAAGAATTACCTGTAGCATCCCAAGTAAAATCTGTAAATTCATATACTACAAAGTGGTGACCTGGAGGGCCATTATCGTCATGCTGACTTTCAATAAAGATTTGACCTTTAATTGCAGATGGATTACCTTGTAAGTAATCAAAAATACCATCAATATCATTAGTAAAGTTATCAAGTGGTAAATCATCAATCGTCAGAGTTGTGGCTGTTGTAATATTGCCGCTGTTAATTTTCCAATTACTTGCGCCTGGATTAGACTGAGCAGTCAAGTCAGCATCAAAATTCCATTCAAAGGTTAATCCACCGTGGTTACCACCATGTCCTTGTAAACCTTGGAAACCCGTATCACCTTGAATACCTGTCGTACCTTGAATACCTTGAACACCGAGGTCACCTTGTACGCCTTGGAAGCCCTGTGTACCTTGGAAACCTTGTGTACCTTGATCCCCTTGAACACCTTGGTTACCCAAGAAACCTTGGACACCTTGAAGTCCTGTTGTACCTTGAATACCTTGCATACCTCTTTGGCCTGAAGGAATAAAGTCAACAATTGCTGTATCTCCATAAACTGGTACAGCGCCGCTGGTCCAGCTTGTACCTGGGTTAGCATCTGTTCCGCCAAGATTAGAACTTGCTACCCATGAAACATCAAAGTGTCCCCAATCAGCGCCTGTGCCTGTAGGTGACCATGTCCAGTTTGAAAAGTTATAAATTATAAATTCGTATTCATCAGTGCCATTATTTTTTGGCGTTCTGATAAAAATTTGACCTTTTGGGTTACTCGTAAGAGTGTCTAGGTAATTAAATAGTCCATCAACTCTTCTACCAGTGTTAGTTAAATCGTCAATATAAAGTTTTGACGCTTGAGTAACATCTGCATCGTTAAGTAACCACGAGTTAAGACCTGGGAAACCTTCAGTTGTGGAGCTATTATAATCAAAGTTAAATGTTAAGCCACCACTGAAACCGAGTTCACCTTGTAAGCCAAGTAAACCCTGAACGCCTTGAGTTCCTTGTGGACCTTGCACACCTTGTACACCTTGGTCTCCTTGAATACCTTGAACGCCTTGTACACCTTGGGTTCCTTGTGGGCCTTGTATACCTTGGAAACCTCTATCACCAGCGATACTAAATGCTACAATACAAGGAAGAGAAATATATGTTCCTGGATTACCTAAGTCTTCTGCAACAAAGTCTTCTTTTAAGGCTGTGCCTGATACATAAGATGCATCTAAATCCCAATAGTTGCCATCATCAGTAAGCTCTGTAATATTAAAGATAATATATTTAGAAGGATTATCTCGTAATGTAACTTTCATTACGGCTTTATTAGCAGATGATGAGGCGTCAATCGCAGTAAAATATGCTGTTAGATCAACGCCAAATGTATCATTATCTGAAATCCAAATTTTACTTACGCCAGTTAAGTTGCCGGTATCAGCTGCAGGAGAATTAAAATATATAAATCCGTTAGTGGCAGGTGATGGTTCTGCAAATTCGTGTGATACGTTATATGAAACAATCATTCCGGCGTCGTCGCCAGGCATACCTTGAATACCTACGTCACCTTGGATACCCGTGGTACCTTGAATAGATTGTGGACCTTGTGTACCTTGGAAGCCTAAAAGACCTTGCGTTCCCTGTACTCCTTGTACACCTTGAGTTCCTTGTGGGCCTTGTGTACCTTGGTTACCTTGAATACCCTGTAAGCCTTGAATACCTCTATCACCTTGAATACCCTGTGTACCTTGAAAACCACGGAAACCACGAGAACCTTGAATACCTTCTTCACCAATAGTACCTTGAAAACCCTGTAGACCTTGCACGCCTTGGAAACCTTGCACACCACGGAATGATCCAAAGTTTACCCAAGTTGCGCCGTCATAAATCCAAAGCTCATCATCGGTATTATCAATAACGCCGTCACCAGTATTGGCGCTGGGGAATGCAGTGTTGAGAGTAAGTTGTTCGTCATTTGGTGGGTCTACATTAACATCAGGTACCGAGCCAATAATTGTAAAACCAGGTCCATATGTACCTTGCACACCTTGGTTACCAGTATCCCCTTGGATACCTGTTGTACCTTGTGTTCCCGCACCAATTGCATTCCAAGCTGTTCCGTCGGAAACATATACCAGATTATCCGTTCCAAAGGCAAGGGCACCTTTATACGGAGCTGGATCTAATTGTATAGGTACCGGTTGCGGAGTACCCTGCCCAATTATTCGGCTTCCACTAAGTGATCTAAATGGCATTATACGTCATCCTCCTCAGACTGACCGAGTGTAAACGACAATGTCGCGTCAACCGCTAAGTTGGTATCGGTTTTTAATTCTAATAAATCACCAGATTTAAAGAACTGACCGTTAAGCGGTAGTGGGACTGTATCATACGCAGGAATTTGCATATTTCTTACAATCCAAAAAGTATCATTTAAATCATATCTGTATGTTCGAACATCAACTGCCACAGTATTTGCTGTAAAGTTGCAGAGCATTAAAGGTGAAATAACTTCACCAACACCCGGTTCTACTGTTGTTGAACCACCAAACACTAGCTCTGGAACTTCGTAGTTTGGAACTTCAATCATTGTCTGCCAATTAGTAGATAATGTAAAGGATTTGGCGACCGGCTTTGCGTCGGGCGCCTGAGTTGTATTAATCGTTGTAATAGCCATTATAGTGATGCCCTTGAGTTAGATGCACGTCTTGCAAGTTTACGAACCGATGAAGTAAATGGTCGGCCTTCGATTCGACCCGTTCTACCGTTAATTCGCAGTCCTCTTGCAAAGTACTGGTTGTTTAATTCGTCTGATCCTGACCATCTGATTCTACCACCGTTTTCCGAAAGTACGGAAGCAGTAGCACCAATCGCTGCACCAATGTTTCTAAAGTTAAGTGGCAACGCATTTCTGTTAACACCAGCTGAGGCACCGTTGAACTGGTGAGCAATGGATTCAACGAGTGATCCAAATGCCAAGAAGTTCGGCCTAATTACTGAGTCTATAAGTACGTTGTCAATCAATTCGGTTACCATGTTTCTGTGTTCTTGATCCGGTGCGATATTGTTATTTATATAGTCTCGCATCTTTTCCCAGGCAGAATAGAAGGAATATAGCAGGTCTGTGTTATTATTTCCTGCGCTTGCCCATGTAACTCCTGTCCAGTACCAGATCTCACCAACGTAGCGGTTTGCATTATTATTAACTGGAATAATATAAGCTTCCCAACGTTTAACTCCTGTCAACGCGTCTCTTGCTGCCGCATCTGCTACAGTTCCCTTAAAGCGTAATTTTCTCCAATCAGCAAATGTTTCTGGTGGATTAAATACTGGGAACACGTGCTCAGCGTTAATATTAAACAACGCTGCCGCAAACGATCTTGTTGCCTTATCAGCACCAGCACCGACTTCGTTATACAATCCATTAACAGCAACCGCAGGGTTAACATATCTGAAATCGTTTTGTATAATTTTAAGTAGGTTACCAGCATCACGATAAGTTTTTGGTAAGTCAATAAATTTATATTCAGAAGTAATAAATCTCTGAACTTCCTTTTGCAACCTTGTTCTGTTATTAGATAAAATGTCTTTCGCAAAGTTGAATGTCTTATCTGTTTCCCACGCAAAGTTAGGTTCAATTGTTGGACCAAGAGCTTTTGGCGTGTTATAGTATAGAGCGTTATAAAGGATCATTCCTAAATCATCAGCTTGTTTTGCTTGTACTGTTGTACCAAGCTCTGAGCGGATTCTTTGACCTGGATACTCACCAATTACCACATCTTTTACGATACGTCCAAGTTGACGATAAGCTTGAGCTGTAGCAACTCTTGTATCTTCTGGAACTCTTAATTCATTATTCCAATAATAGAAATCTGCGTTCCATCTTGTGGCAAGGTTACCGCCATAGTTAAGATCCCAAGACATGGCGTCTAGAATATAACCAGCGTCTCTGCGGCATTTTGCTTTTGAGTAATCAATAATTGTAAATGTATCTTTCAAGAACTGAGTGACGTCGTCAGCCAATTCGTCAAGGTTATCATTGATTTGTTTCGCAGCCCATACCTTACTGTTGTCAACCCAAGAAGTATCAGGCTCGACAACTGATGGCATGCCGTCCATACTATCTCTTCTGATTGTATCTTCAACAATTCTTACTAGGTCAGCAGCTTCTTCACCTTCAACAGCTGTTGCTGGATCGTGTGTTGTTATATCTTGTACAACTGATGTATGGCTCATAAGCGCAGTATTTGCCGCAGCTCTTTGTGTGACTAATGATACAAGTGAAGCCATTTCACCGAAGAATGCTGCTGTCTGCTGTCTTTGGTCTGCCGGTAAGATTGAAGTGGCATTTACAAAGTAAAGTTCAGCAGTTCTGAGGGATGCCCAGTTAGTTGTATAGTTCATATCGTGTGATAGCGCGTCAACCATAGTACCAACATCTCTGCGGCATTTCTCTTTGGCGTAGCTAATACCATTGTAAGTTTCGTAGATATAAGTCTGTAACTCATCTGCGATCATTGTGGAATTATCATCAATAACGTTTTTAGCAGCTAACATATCAGCTTCAATCCAAGCAATGTGTGGATCTCTTCTGGATGGTAATTTGCTTGCGTCATTGTCATCAGCGATATTTGCAATCATCATACCAAGTTCCATTGCCTCATTTGCAATTTCTCTTCTTGCGGCGATGGTTGGCATCTCTTGTTTAACGTGGTTTCCTGTCACGTGAGTGATAGCATTCTTAGAAGCTCTAACGAATGTATGAGCTCCACCACCTTTACCATAAGGAACTTTACCAACTTGCATTGTGATGGTTGTCGCATCTTTTGCAGTAATATACATTGGGGCGTTGAAGTATGGGTCACCCGCTTCTGGTGATGGGTGTTCAGCCACGTTACCATCTAAGGTACATGTAAACACAATACTCTCAGGCGCGATTAATACGTGATCCCCAACATTTAGGTTATGATTAGCACCAAGTGTTGCAGTAAAGATTCCGGTATCTGGATCGTATGTGGCTGTAGATGGAGTCCATTGACGGCCAAGTTTACGAGGTACCATTTCGTTACGCGTTACCCAACGTACAACTTTTGCCATATGGGTAAATGCTTCTTTTGTTGCTCTGCGCTGATCCATTGGTAATAAGTTAACAGCATTTTTAAAGTAAAGTTCAGCGTTTCCGTGAGTAGCAGTGTTACCACCGTACTGAATATCATGGCTGATACCATCAACAATATAACCAACATCTCTGCGGCAACGCTCTTCGCTATACTCTAGGAAGTGGAAGTTGTCTGCAAGATATTGTACAACCGCGGCACCGAGTGGAGCTTTACGATCTCTGATAATTGTAACTGAAGCAGCTTCGTTATAGTTTTGAGCCGCACCAGCATTTACCTGTGCCTCTTGTATTTGTGGAAGATTGATTAACGAATCTTCAGCAATAATATCTCTTACAATAAGGATAAGGTTTTCAACATCAGCACCTGTTTGACCGACAACATTTCCGAACGAAGTAGTTGCTGTAAGAACGTTACCAGTTGTTGGAGTAATTGATTGTTTCAATACTGCCTTTTCAGCGATATCAGCGATGTGTGCAAATGCGGCTGCGGTTGGAGCTCTCTGTTCTGCCGGTAAACCAACATTCACTCCGTTTTCGAAGTAAAGTTTTGCAAAGTCTCTCATCGCAACATTAGAACCATGTCTAATGTCAAATGATGCCGCATCAATCATAAATCCAATATCTCTTTCACATTTAGCTTGGTCGTATACTAATCCTACGAAACCAGCTGCGTTATTAGCGATTTGTAAGTTAATCCATGCTGATGCTTCTTTTTGTAAGAATTGTCTGTTAGCTTGTAAGCCGTCTGTAGCATTGGCGTTTGTATTACCGATGTTACCTGTTCCGAAGCTAGCATATGTTAGTCCGGTTGTTCCATCAGTCATAATACCAATAACGTTAGTAAAGGCTTGTGTTGCTCTCGTAAGAGCTGTGCCAGTTAATCGTGGTAAAATATCATCTCTTACATATTCAATAGCTGAAATAGTTTCTGCTAATTGCTCTTCGATTACTTTATCTGCACCAACCGTACCTACACGATAAGCTCTACCGTAATATTTGGAAGGATAATCAGATCCAGTTTCAACATCTCTTGCAACCGCGTCAATAATAAATCCAACGTCTCTTGCACATTTGTCTTCATCATATGAATAGTTGTTATCGCGTACAAAACGTACAACTTCTTCTTGGATAAACGCTCTGTTCCACTGTAATGTTTTACGAGCAAATGTTCGCGCAGGATCCATAAGAGGAGCGTTAGCAGTGTCAGCTGTTGGTAATCCTAGGATTCTTGTTTCAGGTTTCTGAGTAATATCAAGTGAACCTGTGTAGTCTGGGATTACGTAACGGTCGTCAACGATATCAGAAATTACATTCGTAAGTCTCTTAGCTTCAGTGCCAGTCGCAGCATCAGCAGCAAATCCTGAAACGTCTTGGTATTCAAGGTTACCAGTGATTTCGCTAATTGCATTAGATACCGCACTTACGAATGTATGAGCTCCTGTGTATGCTCCGGCATTACCAACCCACATCGTAATAGTTGTTCCGGTAACACCAATAATTGGGCATGCTCTGTTATAGAATCTGTGATGCGCTTCTGGTGATGCGTGGTTTTGTACTCCGCTTCCGTTGTCACAACTGAATGTAATACCTTGTGGTTTAAACCAAACGTGATCGCCAACCTGTAATGTGTGGGAACCAATTGTGGCTTCCATCATACCATTTACTGGGTTATATACGGCGCCAGTCGGAGTAAATTGTGCACCGAAGATTGGCTCATGAACAGTATTTGTAACAACCTTTTCCATAACATCAGCAAGGTGTTCCCAAGCTAATCTAGTTGGTTCTCTTTGATACTGAGGAAGTACATTAATTGCGCCTTCAAAGTAATAACGAGCATTATAGATTGTTGCACTATCGCCGCCATATTCCAAGTCTTCTGATACAGAGTCAACAATATAACCGACATCTCTTGGGCATTTAGCGATGTTATATGCTAGGCCGTTGTATGTGTCTGTAATATAGTCAATGATTTCTGTTTGATACTTAGGTTTTTGACCTAGGATTTTTTCAGACTGTGCTTTAATTGTCGCGTTGTAATTAGATGGAAGTGCATATACTGGTTCCATTACCGCAGCAACTGTACCATCATTTTCTCTAATGGTTTCAGCGATTGTTGTGAATAAGTCTTTTACCTTAGTTGCAATTGCTACATCTAGGGATCTTCTTACACCGCCAACCAATGAGCTCACGAATGTGTGAACCTTATCAACACCAGCTTTTCCGACCTGCAATGTAACAGTTGTTTCTGTTACTGAGTCAATTCTAACTGGTTTGTTAAAGATTGGATCAGTCGGTCTTGGGTGCGAAATATTAATTGGTGTAGGATCGCTTGGTGATGTCGGGCAAGAGAAGGTAATTGCGTTTTCATCAAAGATAACATAATCACCTTTTTCAAATAGGTGTCTGTTACCTAATGTCATTGTCATAACACCGGTATTATGGTTATAAGCAACGTTTGAAGGTGTATAAGACTCTGCCATATTAGCTGATCTGACACATT